CTTAAATTATTTCGCGGCTCGCGCTATCGATAAGGACAAAAAACCAAAATACGATAATCCCGACGTGGACAAAAATCCAGTCGTCTTCAACGAGATTAACATAGATTGGTCAAAGAGAATTGTGCTTTGTGAAGGCCCGTTCGACCTCGTTAAATGTCCTGAAAATTCTACTGCGCTTTTGGGATCAGACCTCGACGAGCGCCACGAGATATTCAACAAAATTTTGCTGCATAACACGCCAGTTGCCCTTGCGCTTGATGGAGACATGTGGCATAAAAAGATGCCACGAATCGTCAAAAAGTTTCAAGAGTATAATATCGATATTGTCGTCGTCGATGTAAGACCGTGGGGAGACCCCGGTAGCATGACTAAAGCAGAATTTGAACGCGCCTTGATAGAAGCTAAACCCTTGACGTGGAATGATACCTTTTCTGATAGATTAAAGAAAGCGACGGAAATTAGCTTTAGATTATAATATTTAATAACGATGAAAAACGTTATTTACGCCAGTGTAATATCAGAAGCCCGCCTTCGAAAGATAATTCAAGAAGAATTACAAAGAAAATACCTAATCGAAGAAGGATTATGGGACGACGTAAAAGATGGCGTCAAAAAGTTGTCTAATTACGTTAGCGAAAAATTTAAGGCGGCCGCTAGTGAATGGGCCAGCACGATCAGTTCAAAAATAGAAGCGTTATCACAAAAGCCAGAAGAGCTAAATTTAGTCATGGCTGCTATCAAGCAAGGTATGGCGGAATCTGGCGATTCCTTACCTTTGGACGAAACGCTTAAGATGGCAAAGGAATTAACGAAGGATTCTGCTTTAGCCGCAATTCAAAGCGATCTAGAAGGTCCCGTAAAAGAAAAAGCAGAAAAACTTCAAACTGGCGCTGCGATTGGAGAAGCTTACTCTATCCTTGTTACAGACGAATACATCAAACAACAAAAAATCTTAAAGGAAATGGGTCCCGAAACCGTTCTTGGCTTCGGATTAGCTATCGTTGGTGGCTTACCTTTGTTGTTTAAAGGATTGTTGAAGTTGGCTAATTACCTCAACGCTCCAAAAGCAGCTGAGTTGTTTGAAAAAGCCGAACATGTCACTCATGCTATTGAGGAAAAAGTCATAGACTACATCGTCCCCGATACGTTGTCATACCAGATTTATAAGTTCTTGAACAGCAAAGGTTATCACGTAACAAAGAACAAAAAGTTATTGACTTACGAACAATATAAAAGCGATTCTGATAAGTCAAACGCAAGAAAAAAGACCGATGGACTTGTTTATAAAGCGATGTTAATTTATTTTGCTATCAACGGTTTAGTTGGAGTATTGAAGGCAGGAGCTTCTCTTTTAGGATTCGTCGAAGGTGGAGCTACAGCTGTAAAGGGCGTCGAATTAGCCCGAGGTGCAGAAGAAGTCGCAAATATTGTTAGAGCTGCCGAAGTCGGCGCTGTAACTGCAGCTGCGACAAGAGCTGCAAGTTCGGTATAATTTGAACATCTAAATAAGATAGATGTATCATATTATTGATGGTTAAAATTGCCCACACCGCCGACATTCATTGGCGTGGTCTAAGTCGACACGAAGAATACCGAGAAATTTTTACAGCTTTCAATAAAGACTGCAAAAAAAATAAAGTAGACCACATCTTCGTCGGTGGAGATATTTTTCACACAAAAACTACGGGTATTTCTCCCGAGTACATCGATCAATTGACGTGGTGGTTAGATTCGATGGCGCAAATCGCGCCCGTACACCTTACGCTTGGTAATCACGATGGCAATCTTGTCAATTTGTCTCGGCAAGACGCAGTATCCCCCATTGTCCAGGCGCTTAACAACCCCAACGTCCATCTCTACAAGAAAAGCGGAGTTTATGAGTTCCATCCTGGTTACAATTGGTGTGTTTATTCTCTTTTTGACGAAGAAGGTTGGGGAGACGTTCAACCGCAAGCCGGCAAAGTAAACATTGGTTGCTATCACGGACCCGTACAGGGTTCAGTGACTGAAGTTGGTTGGGAAATGGAAGGAAAAAACCTCGAGTTTTTCAAGGATTATCCTTTCGTTTTTCTCGGTGACATTCACCAAATGCAACACTTAGGTTATAGGGAATGTTTAGACGGCAAAAAGAAGCCGTGGATTTCATATCCCGGTACACCTGTTCAGCAAAATTATGCTGAAGATCTTGAACATGGATATCTTCTTTGGGATATCGACGATCAAAGAACCTGGGATGTTTCGTTTAGAAAGTTACCTAATCCAAAGCCATACGTAACCATTCAATGGAGTGGTTCTACTAAGGACTTAATAACTACAGCCTCAATTCATCCTGATGGTTCAAGATTTAGGGTTAGATCGTCGGAAGCTCTCGGTCAAAAAGACTTTAGACTTATTAGCGAAACGCTAAAGAATGCAAAGTCTGCGACCGAAGTTACCTTTAAGTCTGATTTTATTGCAGATAAATCTGTAATCAAAACAGGATCATCGACGCTAGAAAAAGCCGACCTAAGAAATCCAGATGTTCTTATTAAGTTAATTAAGGACTATTATTCTAACACTCAAATTTCCAAATCAGAGTGGGATACAATCACTGAACAAGTCAAAAACTGCCTTGCAGGCGTTGCTTCACAAGACGATATTGCTCGCAACTCGAAATGGTCTTTGCGTTATCTTTCTTTCGATAACATGTTCGCATATGGCCAAGACAACGTAATTAACTTTGATAAGCTCAATGGCATTGTCGGTATATTTGGCCCCAATAGAATCGGTAAGTCGTCGATCGTCGGTACGTTGATGTACTCGTTGTTCAATGCGACCGACCGCGGACCAGTGAAGAACATCCACATTTGCAACATTAGAAAGCCCTATTGTTCATCGAAGGCAATCATTAATCACAACGGTACGGATTACGTCATCGAGCGTCAAACTGTAAAAAGCGAAAACAAAAAAGGTGTAATCAATGCTTCAACTTCGCTAAACGTTTTTAAGATTAGAGACGATGGTGAAGCAGACGATTTGGCTGGAGAACAAAGAAACGATACAGAAAAGGTAATTCGCGCTCTCATCGGTAACCAAGAAGATTTTATGATGACTTCCCTTGCAGCGCAAGGAGAAACTAATCAATTTATATCTCAAGGTTCTACTAAGAGAAGAGCTGTACTTTCGAAGTTCTTAGACCTTGACATTTTTGATAAGATGTTCGAATTGGCGAACAAAGAGCTAATTGGTCTTAAGTCACAATTAAAAAATTGTCCAGATAGAGACTGGCAAGTCTTATTCGAAACTACGAATAGCTCTATTGAATCAGCCAACAACTTGATTGATGAATTATCTCAATTGATCAAGGAAAAACAATGTGAACAATCTCAGCTAAGACTAGAGTTGTCCAAGCACAAGGACGTAACGCCAGTTACTAAATCGCAAGTAGAATCTCACCTTAAGCAAATTCAGACTTTAGAAAAACAAGTTACAAACTACAAAAATGAGATTGATGCTTTGCAAGAAGAGATGCAAGAAGCTTCTAGCAAACTAGAAAAAATTTCTTTAGTTAAAAAAGAAAACGACTTGCAGGATTTGAAATCACGTCATGCAGCCTACAAGAGTCTTGAATCTTCTTTGCAAGTTTTACAATACGCTTATGATAAAGAAGAAAATACTCTGAAGCAGCAACAAAAGTCTCTTAAAATTTTAGATGAAGTACCTTGTGGCGATGAATATCCTACTTGTAAATTTATCAAAGATGCTCACAACAACAAAAAACAACTAGTCGACCAACAACAAAAAACTAAATTTGCAAAAGACAAACTACAAGAAGCTGCGGCTTCGCTAGAGAAACTCAAGCAAGAAAACGTAGTCGACAAACTCGAAAAACTAGAAAAGTTAATTTCGCTAGAAAACAAGCTTTTACTTGACTTGTCCAAAAAGGAAACTACTTTAACCAAGACCAGATCTATCTACGAGACTCAAGTTGGTGAACTAGACGTTTTGAAACAAAAGCTAGATCATCTCCAAGAGGCATTAAAGAATGAAGAAAATGTAGAAGTTGTTTCCTTGCGGTCTAATATTGAAAATATCTCAGAAGAGATTGATGCGCTTACAACGCAAAAAATTTCTGCAGCTACTCAAAAAGGAAAATTGACGGCTAACCTTGAAAAGTACGAGGAAGAAAAGGCAGTTAGAGACGATCTTCTAGAAAAGATGCGCGTACACGAATTAGTTACTGGCGCTTTTTCTAAGAAGGGAATTCCCTTAATCGTGATCAAGTCTCAACTGCCTGCGATCAACGCCGAGATTGCAAAAATACTTCATGGTATAGTAGACTTTACGATCGAACTAGAGAATGATGAAAACACTGACTCTTCTGAAATTTACATTAACTACGGAGATTCTAGAAGAATAGTAGAGCTATGCTCGGGTATGGAAAAAACAATAGCTTCTTTAGCCATTAGAGTAGCTATGATCAATATTTCTTCACTGCCGAAACCCGATATCTTTATCGTAGATGAGGGATTCGGCACGTTAGACGACGCTGCAGTCGAAGCGTGCAATAGACTATTAACTTCTCTTAAGAGATATTTCAAGACTATACTAATCATCACACACGTCGATGCAGTTAAAGATGTCGTTGATTGTATGCTTGAAATAACGAAGAACGAAAAAGACTCTAGAGTGGTTTTTGGAGTAGACGAATGACAAACTGGAAAGCTTATCCACGCAATCGAAAAATCTTAAACAAAGATGGATACGCAATAATCGTACCAGATTCGTTTAAAGAAAAAGCTAATATGCCCTTGTTTTGTGAAGTCTGTCAAATTAGCTTTTGTAATAAAGAAGACGAAAAAACCTATAAGCTATTTAAGTGTTGCGTTAGTTGTGCAGACACGTGGGCGTATTCGAACAAGGAAGAATGGATAAAAGGCTGGCGACCAGAGTCAGATAAAATTAAAAAAGCAGTCGAAAAACGGCTTTTTACGAATCCTAACATCGTCTTCGAGTAAGAGCTGTATATTTAAGGGTTGGAGATACTATGCCTAAAATCGATTACAATGCATTAGGCCAAGCGCTTGATACAACATGGGGCCGCACGTCGACTCCAAAAACAGCATCATATTCTGTTAAGTTTTCTTTGGCTGGTGATGTTTTGATAGCTTCGTACCAAGCTGTCGTAAACTTTGCGTCAGAAAAAGAAATGATTCTAATGAAGCGCATGTACGAAGAAGAGTCTAAGGAAGTTATTGCAGGTGTATTGAAGAACGTTAAGTCTGTGTATAAAGATTTAACTGGCGAATCTTTGACGACCAAAGAGTATAATTCTTCTACATCAGTAGAAATAATCGGGTTTAACGTTCACAACCCGAAAAGAACGGCGTATATTCGTAGAAAAACGTCGTTTGAAATAGCATGACACAACCCTTAAGTAGAAATGACCAAATAAAGGAGATCGTCCGATGCGGAAAGGACCCGGTCTACTTTATGAAAAATTATGTAAAGATCCAGCACACCGTGCGAGGTCTTATACCATTTGAAACCTACGACTTTCAGGACGATTGCGTAAAACACTTCGAACAAAGTAGATTTAATATCGTTCTTAAGTCGCGACAGTTAGGTCTATCTACTGTCACTGCTGCTTATGCAGTTTGGTTCGCAATTTTCAAAAAAGATAAAAACGTTTTAGTCATTGCGACTAAACTATCAACTGCAATGAACTTCATTAAAAAGGTGAAGATCATGCTAGACGGTTTGCCCAAGTGGTTGCTTCTTACGAAGTTTGAACCGACGAAGCAAGCCATTAGGTTTGACAATGGTTCACAAATTAACGCGATACCAACTTCTCCTGACGCCGGTCGTTCCGAAGCGTTGTCATTGCTCATTGTCGACGAGGCTGCGTTTATTAGAGACTTCGAGGACATTTGGACAGGTCTGTATCCTACCCTGTCGACCGGCGGTAACGCAATCATCATATCGACCCCTAATGGTGTAGGCGGTCAGTATTATCGTCTTTGGATGGACGGCGAAACCAAACAAAACGAATTTAATACGATCAAACTTCCGTGGTGGGTACATCCGGAACACGACGACGATTGGTTTGTAAAAGAGACCAAGAATCTTCCGAAGCGCAAAGTTGCTCAAGAGTTTCTTTGCGACTTTATTTCTTCTGGCGATACATTTCTACAACCCAGTGAACTAGAGGTTATTAGAGAATCTATCAGACCGCCTATCGAAAAATCAGGTCCTCAGTCTGGCGTGTGGATTTGGAGAAAGCCTGAAGCTGGCAATAAATACGTCATTGCAGCTGACGTCGCTCGCGGAGATGCAGGAGATTTTTCAACTTTTCATGTTGTCGATAATGCAACGTGCGAAGTAGTCGCTGAATACATGGGAAAAATACCACCTGATAAATTAGCCGACCTTTTGTTTGAATATGGAAAGCAATACAATGAGGCATTAATCTGCCCCGAACAAAATACTTTTGGCTACTTTACTTGTGTCAAATTAAGAGACGATGGGTATCCAAGATTGTATTACCAGGGAGCTTCAGGCGATCCATTCGAATTTAGGCCTACCGATCCCAATGCCGTACCTGGATTTTCTACACAGGCTAAAAATAGAAGTCAAATATTAGCAAAGCTAGAAGAGCTAGCTCGGAACAACAGAATAAAAATTTATTCACAACGACTTTATGATCAATTACAAGCATTCGTCTGGAATGGTTCACGCGCGCAAGCTGCGAAGGACGCTCACGACGATCTGATCATGAGTCTTGCGATAGCTACCTGGCTAGTTGCAGGAGATTCGGTTGCTAATGAACAAGCAACCGCCTTAG